TCTGTCGTCACGCGGGCTCTGAGAGATTGGGCATATGTCTTCGGACATCCTGTGCCTACCGTCAACCTTCAGGTCGAAGTCAAGGATTGCTTATCCTTTTCTAAGATCGTGAAGGGGCTCCTTGCGGATTGCCCGTCCTCCCTCGAAGAGGAGAGGATGGCCTGGCAGTCAGTGAAGAAGCTCCTACCTGCCTCGTGCAAGTGTATGGAGACTCCTTTACTACAAGGTGTCGTCAATGGGTTTGCGCGCCCTGCGCCAACCCTTCCTTCTGGTTATCTTGCCTTCCTCGAAAAGGAGACGAGACGCCTCTTCCCTAAGGGATGGGACGTCGGCCTTTACGAGGATTCGGTCCTCTCCTGTTCTCCTGGCCTGTCTGGCACGGTCGATTCGATTCGCTCCCACGGGGGCTGTCAATCTGACTGGCGTGGCAAACATTCGGAGTTTCTGGACGGCGCCCTGAGTGGGTACTATCCTGGAGGCATTGAGCGTTGTGCCGAGCTCATGGTAGTTCAGTCCGCTGGTAAGCCCCGTCCTTTGACGAAGTTTTCCGGCGAGACTCTACTTTTGAAGCCCCTTCACACATCCATCTATGACCGCCTACGACGTTGTCGTTGGCTTTCAGTGGGTGACGTGACGGACGCCTCTCTTGCTAGAGCTGGCTTTCGGAAGGAAGACGGGGAAGTCCTCACCTCCGGCGATTACAAGTCGGCAACTGATCAGTTGTCGATTGAGGCCGCCGAGAGGATATTGGGGACCCTCCTCGCCAATTCAGCTTGTGTACCCGCTGGTCTTCAACAGGAAGCCTTGGGGATACTTCGGCCTACTCTCTTTCATGAGAGTCTTGTGCCGAACGGTATCGAGCCGCGAGTAGGACAGATGATGGGAAGCTTTTTGAGTTTTCCACTTCTTTGTCTTCAGAACCGCTTTGCCTTCTTGTGGGCTATGCGATCTGAGGGCTTAAGTCCTGCAGCTGCGGAGAAGGTTCCTTGCTTGATCAACGGTGACGACATCCTTTTCTCTTCGACACCTCGCGTGTCGGACAGTTGGATGAAGCTGGTTGGTGAGTTGGGGTTGGAGGTCGAGCGTACTAAGACGTCTGTCGCTGCTGAGTATGGTTCTTTGAACTCTACTCTGTTTCGTTGGAGAGGGGTCCACCTTCGGGTGGTCCCTACCCTTCGATTCGGGCGACTTCGTGCTTCGCAGTACGTGAACTCCCTTTCGCGTGAGTTGAGAATGTTTGTTGCTGGGTTGAGG